ATTTCCATACCACAAAAAGCACCTGATGGTTCAATACTTAGAACTGAATCACCATTTGATACTCTTGAGAGAGTTAAGCGTGTTGCACAAGAGTGGATACGACCTGGTCATAGACGAGGTAGTAATACACACAACGTGTCAGCAACTATATCTTTAAAAGAGAATGAGTGGAAAAAAGCAGGTGAATGGATGTGGGAAAATAGAGAATATTACAATGGGCTATCTGTATTACCATATGATGGTGGTACATATACTCAAGCTCCGTTTGAGGACATTGACGAAGCTAAATATAATAAAATGTCCAAAGTATTATCTAATGTAGATTTAACGAAAGTTATTGAAGCTGAAGATAACACAGATTTATCAGGTGAGTTAGCTTGCGCTGGTGGATCATGTGAAGTTGTTTAATTTAATAAAATAAAATATGAATTTAGAAGAATTATTAGATGCTATGCAAGATGAAATGCATAGTGCTCACGAAGAAATAGAAAAGTTTATGGGTGGAAATAAATCAGCCGGAACTAGGGCTAGAAAGAGTATGCAAACAATTAAGGAGGCTGCTCAGAACGTGAGGAAACAAATTCAAGCTATAAAAAATAGCTAAAATAATAAAGGGAGTTTAACGACTCCCTTTTTTTATTGCTATTTTAAAAATTACTAAACCGACTATTGCGGCGGTTGTACATATTGGACACGGACACATACTATTCGTCTTTCTTTTTTGTGCTTACTCCTACTATCACATCATCAGCAATAATTGGTGCAACAACTTTAGTAGATTTTTTAAGTTTATCTAAAACAGATTCTTTAATTTTAGAAAGATTAAATTTATTTTTAGCTAATTTTCTCGCTTTAATAAGTTTTCTACCACCACTTAAAATTGCGCTACCAGTATATAACTGTACAGCTGTTGAACCTATTTTTTTAATAACATCAGCTGCTTTATCTGTAGTACCGTGAACATTTTTTACAACTGGATTAGAATGTAGCTTTTGTTTTAACTTTCTTTCTTCACCTTTTCGTTTAGCTTTTTTACTAGGATATTTGTCTGTTACCTTTACTTCGGGTAACATACCCATGTTTATACCTGTTCCCTCGCCTGGATTAAAACCATTCATTTTAAAAGCCATACTACTTCTTGTTTTTATGTTTTCTACAAAAGTTTCTAGCAGCTTCTTTACTACCAAACCCCCATTTTTTCAAAGCCATAGCCAACTTACTTGGACTACCATTTTTATCTTTCATACCACCTTTCATACCAGCAAATCTACAAGCAAATGATATTCTGCGTTTACCTGTACCACTAGTTTGTCTTGATCCTAGCGTTTTACCAGTTTCAGACTTGTGTTTAGATCTCATCTTACGATTTTGTCTTTCGTAAGCTTTTTCAGATATTTTTAATGGACTAACTCCTCTATTATCGTACGCCATAATTATTTATCTTTCATTCCTCTTTGTACGTAATTATCCCAACATGGATCACCAGATGGTTTGCTTAATCTTTTGCTACCACTACCTCTTGGTACACAATTAGGAACTTTTTTCATAAAAGGGTTATTCATTTCTTCCATTCTTCTTCTACCACAACCTGTTTTAGGTATTGGATTATTTGGTTGTATATATGCCATGTTATTTCTTTTTATTTTTCATATCTTTAATATGCTTTTCTACTACCCTAGCTTGGTTAGCATGCGCTTTAACAGCGCCTTTTAATTCTTTAACAACCTCTTCTAGGTTTTTATAGTTCATTTTAAAAGCCATACTATTGAAATTTATTTAATATTATTGTATCAATAGAATTTTGTATTACTTTTTTATCAGCTTCTAATTGAAACATTATATTTGCGTTAAACCTTTCTTTTTCTACACCGTTATCGAAAATAACTACAGTTGGTATTGCTGTTATATCATACTCAGCTTGCAAATCTGAACAGTGCATTATATCAACTCTGTAAACGTTGGTATCTTTTAATTTAACCAATTCGTTAAATTGATTAGCTTTATTCCACTCAGCCCAAAACTCAACAGCAACTACATCTTTAGCTATTTTACTATCAAAGTTACTAGCCGTTATAGTTTCTTGAGCTAAACCCATTGCTGTACCTAGAAAATATATTATCACTATAGTAGCAACATACGCCCAAGTTGTTATATCAATTCTTTTTTTCATTTTCTTAGTAGTTTTATTTCGTCTTTCAACTCATCAACTTCTTTTACTAGCGCATCTATTTTATTACGAGCCATTTGATCTTTCATATTAAATTCCATACGAGTTGGTGGCCACGTATTGGTAGCTGCTGGATCACCCATGTCTATAGTATAAATACCTGTTCCAGGTTTTGGTAACTCCAATGCTTGCTCAACTTTACTCTCTAGTTCTGAAAACTTAGAGTTAATAGTTGCCATTAATCCAAAATAAGCTGATATAACTGTTGCAACAGCGGCAACTATAGCAATTAAAGTTTTAACACTTATCTGAAACTTGCTATCTTCTGATAATTCTTTAGCCATTATCTATTTTGTCTTAAATAGTTTAATCTTTTTCTAAGTCTTCTTATTGCAGGATTAACTTCTTTTTGTGTTTTTCTTCCAGAATTAACATCTTCACCTAAAAATTCTATTCTATCTTCAATATCACCTATTAATTCACTCATAGGTTGTTTACCTTCAGGTGTCCATGTATCTTTATCCTCTCCTTCGTGAAGTTTCATAGACTTAGTTAATCTATCTTCTTTTGTTTCTTTTTTCTTTTTGCCATCAGTCGTCTTAGTAAAAGCTGAAAAGCCCTTCATTTTAAAAGCCATAATGTTTTATTTTTTATAATTAATTTTCCCGCCTTCTATGTACAACCCCTCTCTTTTTAATATTGCTTGCCCCTGTATATTATATATTACAGAATTTTGAAGCGATTTATCTATTAACTCTTGTATTCCTGAGTTACAAGGTAAACCAGAGTCACAGTCTATGTACTCTGTATTTATTACTTCAATATATTCTACAACTGTATCAACTACAAATATTTCTACGTACTCAGTTTGTGTCTCAACTATTGTATCATAAATTATAACATCGATATATTCAACAACATCAACGAATAATGTATCTAATACATCCTCGTAAACAAAAACTGTATCAGTTATATAAATGTATTCCGGAACAAAAGTCTCAATCTCAAACGTATCTATAACAATGTTTGTAATATATTCTGTTTCAACAATTGTATCAAATATAAACTCTGTTTCGTATATAAAAAATGGAACTTCTATTGTATCCACCTCTATAACAGGTATTTCAACATATATTGTATCACAACCTTGTGGTGGGCCTATAGGACCACAATCACCTATTACCGTTGGTACAGCTTCTGCTTCATCGCTACCATCAGCACAATCTTCCCAACCATCGTTTAAATAAAATAGATCGTCTAATCCGTTTGGCACACAACCATTAGGTGAGTACTGCGTCCAGTTTGCTGGATCATCTCCACAGTAAAAGCCATTTTGTTCTGCACAGTCTAAACACAACTGCTGAAAATCGTATTCTTGCGCATTAGCTAACGAGCCAATAAACGCAAATAGTATTATAATATATTTCTTCATAATTAAAATATTAAATAGTTAAAACCAAACTTCACTTCATACACTGGTTTATCCCAGTATTTCATATGAGTTCCTTCAATAAACATGCCAAGTGATTTAGTAATCCTTGAACCAAATACAATACCAGCATCCCACTCGATATTGTCATACTTTTTTTCTCCATACTCAAATGAATATTCATCTAATCCATAATGTAGCGGTAGGCAGTTAGCCCACACGTGTAACCATAGTTTGGGTGTATACTTATAATAAGCCAAACCCACAACAGCGCTAAGTTCTCTTTGTAATCCTAACTTTTCTAATTCTCTTTCATTAAACCTAGCAACCGCGTCGCCAAAATAGTGGTGGAAAAACTCGTCGTTTGAGGTAGCGATAAGTACGGAATCTCCACCACTAACATCGTACCAATTCTGGTCGATATAAAATCCCTGTATCCAAGGTTCTGCAGCGTAACCAAAGTCTTCCGCTAAATCTTGAAATGTATTTTCTCCTGGCACCCAAAAATCATCTATAGGTGTTATACCATAAACTGGATGTATTCTTGCTACTGCACCAATAGTGAAATCCCAATTACCTTTTGTTAATCTAAGTCTAGTGTCAAACGAACCAAACCTTAAATTAACTCTTTGATTATCTGTGTATTGTAATTTAGTGACACAACTGTTACCTAAGTACCGTAGCCAAATATTTTGATTATTAAATTTTTCTCCACGCTCACGTATAAAAGAATAGTTAAGTAGATACTCCCAACCAACAGCATTACCAATAGTAACGTTGTCACTTACTCCATCTTCAGTTCCATAGTACCAAGTCTTTACCTTATACTCATAATCCATGCGAGCTATTTTTCTCAACCCAATTGTTAAATTATAATCATAAGGATTAACTTGTGTTACATTTTCATATCCTTTATTTATAGCAGTATAATCCTCTCTTTCAGTAAAAGAAGTACCCATTGTCATGGAAGTATAAAATGTAGAATATTTAAAAAAATCTTTTAATTGAGCAGTACAAACAGTACTAATCATTAAAAATAATATAATTAGTTTTTTCATTTTCCTTGTCCTCTATATTTCTTTTTGTAGTTATCACTACCTTTAAACACTGAGGTTTTTGATTTAGCGTGTACACCTCTTTTTACACGTTTCTTTTCTTCAAATTTAAATACAACTCTTGCCATTATTTATTTTTAGGTAAGTTTAATATTTGTTGCAACAACTTGGCTTCAGGATCATTTGGATTCATCCCACTCAATTGTTTTTTTATTTTATTTTTTTGAATATCACTTAGGGGTTTAGCTTTATTTTTATTATACTCAAGAACATTAGCTCTATGTTTTTCCTTTTGTTCTTCTGTCATTTTAACTGAGTCGTCATCTTTGGGTGGATCAGTAGCTTTTTTAAAACCACTCCAGCCATTCATTTTAAAAGCCATAGTTATATTGTTTTATATGTTATTGTTACCTTTTCTCCACAGTCAATAGCTTCTGCTATGCGTGGATATATTCTCTTATAAGCTTGAGTTGATTTACCTATAAAACCGTTCGTCGTGATTTGATTGTTTTCCTGGGAGTCTCCAACCAGCAAACACCCCGCTGTATGTTCGTCAGTGTTACCACAGTGAATAAGTATATACTCAAAACCAGGTACATCAAGCACATGAAGCATACCAATATGAATGTGAGGAAAACGTTTAGAATACTTTGCGTGATATCCTCCAACTTTACGAAGACCCAACGTGTATGTTCCTTCAGGTATTCTTGTCTCGCCAAATATTTTTGTATCTCTTTGTTCATCTTCAAGTGTATATGCTAAAAATTTTCTTTGTCTGAAACTACCATCTATATCGTTACCTTGTTCTATTATTTCAAACAATACACCATTAGTACTATCAGTACCACTAGAAAATCTAATTACTTCTAAATTCATTTATTTAATTATTACGTCCAATATTGGACTGGTTCCAGTTACTTCCATTCTTAAATTATATGCATTCGATCTAAAACTCAAATTATCATCTAACACTAAAGTTACACCAGCTGGTATTGTCATGTTACCAATAATATTATAACCAACACTGGTTCCATCCCAAATTTGAACACTGACCACAGCGGCATTACTAGCGCTATTGTTTGATATGGTTATTTTATTAATTATACCAGACACTGGTCCACCTTTTGTAATTAAAGTTGTTATACCTGTTGATGTAATGTTTTTATATACCCCGCTAGTTGCTCCCATATTATTTTAATTGTATTGATCCTGTTTTTGTAATTAGTTTACCATTCTTATCTATATCTCTAAATGTAAAACTTAAACTATACATCCCCAGCCTTTGTGTAACTCCACAAGTTAATCTTTGGTTATTGCTGCTATTAAAATCTGGTACAACTTCTAACTTATTAACGGTTAATAAATTTACGCTATTACCTTGACTTTTTATATCACTAGTATTGGTAGTGATAAGACCACTAAGGTTTTTAACTTCATTTCGGTTATCAGACGTAGCTGTTTTATTATCACTAATATCTGTAGCTTGCTGAGATGTTATCCCAGTCTTAGCTGTGTTAGCTGTAATAGCACTAGCTTGACTAGATGATATCCCAGTCTTATCCTTGTTGTTTGATATCTCTGTTCTAAGATAATCTAGCTCTTCTTGCATTTCCTGTATTTGATATATTAATGCACCAAACTCAGGACTAGTTCCATTATCCGCTAAATCAGTAAAGGTATTTATATGTCCCTCATCAAAATTAGCTTTAAGCTTATCTTTGTCACTTCCTGTTTTATTATGTACCGCTGAATATTTTTTACCTGTTAATGCCATAATCTTTAGTTTAAGTTAATTCTAAATATACAGTTATTGTGCCGTATACAATTACTCTTTGAGCGTTTGACCCACCGGTTGTCCTCATATGCATAGCAAATGATTCACCCGCTGATAAACTTGCATTAGCACCAGAAAGTGTAAATGTATGATAATAAGGAGCATTCTCTGTATATGATCCATTATGATCTGTGGCTGTTATATCATTCATCGCTATACTTGCTGCTGTACCATCTGTTATTGGTGTGAATTTAGAAAAAGCAAAATCAAAATCTGCTGAGTTTACTACACTAGAGGTCCAAAACCAACTGAAACAAACTTTTTTAATTACACAATTTGAAGGAGCAGTATAAGCACCCATCCTTGCTTGATACTTACTGTTACCGCTAGTGATACTACCAGGTGCTGTAGAGTTTCCTAATATAGCTAAAGTAGTTGTGCCATAACTATACCAATAATCATCATTATAACAGTAAAATACATAACTACCTGGGTTATCTAAAGTAAAATGTATTACTTGTCCCGTCTGTTCTCCTTGTAGTTGCACTGTTCCAGTAGCATCAGGAAGTGTTATTGTTCTATTGGTAGACGCGGTGCTTGAATTTAATCTTGTCGCATTAGCATTGAGAGAATTATAGAAATATAAATAGTTATTACTAAAAATATTCGCCACTCCAGTTATACTTAAATCTCCAGCAACCGTTGTACTTGAGGCTGCACCAGAGCCCACCGTAACATCAACTTCGTTAGCTTGACTACCACCTTCTAAAAAAATCCCAGTTTGCACAGTCCCATTGTGAGTTGCAACCATTAATTGCATACTACCACTCTCTTCTGTACTAGTAACATCGTTAGCCCTAACATTTATTTCGCCATACTGTTGTGTATCAGGCGTACCATCATCCATAGCGTGGAATGTTACCTTACCGGCATAATCACCATCAGACCCATCAGTAGAACCACCTTTTGTATTATTTAGTTTTAACTCTGGACCGTGTCCATCTGTATTTGTATTTTTAATTTCAACAACAGGGTGTTGAGAAGTAGATGATGTAAATAGTATATCATCACCATTTGTAGTTAAATCACCATTTATAGTGGTAATTGAAGCTGAACCGGTACCTATTGTTACGTCTACTTCGTCTTCAGCATCACCATCAGCAATTACTATGCCGTGTGTCATTTCTCCATCATGTGAAGCAACTCTGAGATATAATCTTCCACCTTCAGATCCATCAGCTGCAGTTTTTATGTCACATACTATTTCTGCGAAGTTAGCAACATTATCACTATCATCATCGCCCCAAAAAGATATTGTACCTAGTTTATCATTGTCCGCACCAGTTGCTGTTTTTTGAAACGTAATCACAGGTGACTCGGCATCTGTATTTGTGTTTTTAAGCTGCAAAATCGGTTTTCCACTTCCAGACGACGATAACTGTAACGCATCGCTCCCCCAAGTAGCGTTTGCCTCCGATGTTACTGTTCCATCACCACCATCGGTGAGTAATTGATTAGCAGATCCATCAACACCTGCTCCATGTAAATCAGTTATATTATTTGTGTGTATGGTTGCCGTGCCACTAATATTATTGTCCCATCTATAATGTTCTGCTGCTACAAAGTTAAGTAATGAATCGTGATCTATTTCTCCTGGTACAGAAACAGCAGTTATAGTTGTTCCACTATTTGTAACATTAACACCACTACTACCTAGTATACTAAAATCAGCGCTACCACCAGTGTCTGAAGCCGCAGAGCCTCCACCGCTATCTGTAGTAATAGTAACACCAGTTATGTCTCCAGTAGAAACATCTTGTTTATATAGCTTACCAGCAGCATCAATACCTACTACGTGGTCTTGAGCTGACTCAGTAAGCTGCTCTAAATAAACATCACTACGAAACCTAGATATAAAATCCCATATATGTTGGCCTATCCATTTCATTGTTTATATTTCAAAACCAAAGTTTAAAACCATAAATCTAAACCTTACACAACTTTTCTTTTTGTTTTTACAAACCCAGCAAGGACAAAACATTAATTCAAATACAGTTAATGTACTTATTCTTAATGCTATTTCGTATCTATCTTTTTTATTACCTGATTTCCAGGAGTTTATCCAATTTATCATATTTACTTCTTTTATTTATAATTACACGCTTATTGATGAGCGTAACATTTTTTGTTTTTATTCTCAGTTCTATTTTTACATCTCTCTCCATTTTTCTTATTAGCTACACATCTAAACTCTTTTATTCCATCGTTATCTCTATCAGTACCTTCTTTTTTCTCTTTGTCGGTTAATTCTTTGTGGTACATACACTTGGCTGTTTTATTTTTAGTTTCAACCATCATGTTACAACGCTGTCCATTTGATCTTATAGCAGAACATCTAACTTTTTTTATACCTTCCTTTTTCTTTTCTTCTTCAACTTTTTTCTTTTCCTCTTCTTTTTGTTTTTTCTTTTCTTCTTTTTTCTTTTCTTTTTCTATTTTCTTTTTTTGTTCTTTTTCAGCTTTGACCTCTTGTTTAGCAGCTTCAAGTTCTTCATCTTTAACACCAACACTCCAAGCACTCCAACCAGCTAATAAAGCTACTCTTTGCCATATCTCATGGTTACTTGTTAAAGCCTCTTCAACGTTATTAGCTTTGTGTACTAGTCTAGCTACAGGCACGTTTGTTAAACCTTCTATTAAATTTCCAGCTATAGCCCAACTAGGGTTTTCTATTCTCCAACCTAATTTTTCTCCAACACCTTTATTAAAAACATCTGTTTGTCTAGCTGCATATAACTTACGAAGCTTACTACCAATAGGTGGTGATAAGCTAATAGCTTGAAGTATTGTATAAACATGATCTGCTCTCCAAGAACCTTTTTCTTCTTGTGCTTGATATTCTAGTATTGTATTTTTAATAGTAGAAACCATAGCACCGTAAACACCAGTACCTCTAAGTAAACTATCTAGTGCACCATTTAAAACTCTTTGTTCTAGTTTCTTTTTTCTCTCTTCATCATCATCTTTACCGAACATCATAAAACCTAAACCGGTTTGTAATGTACCAAATATTATATTTTGTACGACACCGTAGTAAATTATTCTAGAAACATTAGACTTCCAATCACCCCTTCTATTAACTAAATCTGAAACAGCTTTCTTAGTTAACCTAGTCATCTGCATTGGTGTATTTTGCCAAGCAAGTATCAACCTACCCATAACACCAGCTTGTTGCATTGATATTAAATCAGGTCTAGAAGATTGTTGTGTTTCTTCTGCTATTTCTTGAAAATCTAAAAACGCTTGCTTTTCAGCTTCAGCTTTGGACATACCCTGCTTAGTGTAAGCTTTTATTTGGTTTCTATAGTATGTTGACCCACCAGCTGCAATTGCAAAACTATCTGCTATTCTAGTTGGTGTAAAACCTTTCTCAAGCATATACCTAAGTATAGATCTCATTTTTTGAATATGAGTTGTTCCACCCTCTGCAAAAACCTTTGTTAACTCAGAGGCTGATACGTCAATAGCTAAACCAGCTCTTCTTTGTTTTAACATGTCTGAATTAAATATAGTAGTAAAATCTTTCCAGTACTGAGGTTGATTAGCAAAAGCTTGAGCAGCTCTAAATATATTATTGTTTTCAAAGTTAAGAAAGTTAACCATTGATATAGTTTGTAGTGTAGCCGATCTTATATTAACAAACATAGTTGCACCAACAGAACCGTTAATCCAATCTAACAATCCGTTTACTATTTTATTTCTACCTTTATATCTATTAGAACCGTTTTCCATTCTATAGAGCATATCTTTTAGTGCATCATAAAAATCAACACCATAAGTAGCTCTAATTTTATTCATGTTTTGATCTGAGAATATATTATTTTTATTATCTAGCCACTCTTGTAAAAATTTTCTTCTACCAACGTTTTTAACTATATCATTTAAATCACTTGATATTGTTTGTACCATCCAATTATCTGTTGGCTCTACATATCCATCTTCCACTTTAGTAATTATACTAAGAGAATCAGCAAAAGCTTTGATTTGAGAATTACTAGCAACGTGATTTATTAAATCTCTTTTTAAGTTTTCATCAATACCAGGTATATCAAAACCTGATTTATCATATAAATACATTCTAATAGCTGTATCTAATGTCCACTCATAACCTGGTATTTTTTTATTTAATTTCTTTTTTATATCTGGAAATTTCTTTAATAAGTTTTCATAATCAGTAGACATAGATTGTTTATAAGTATCATAAGCCCTCATACCTCTAGCATATGGATCAAGCAGTGTTTGTTTAAAAAACTTTAAGTCAGCGTCACCCTGTTTACCTTTACCTAAAAATCTATATAATAAACCTTTGAAGTCTTCAGCTGAAGGTGGAACTATAAAATCAAAACTAACTTTTTCTTTACCGAACTTTTTAGCCTCTTGATACGAATATATTCTTTCAGCTCCAATACCTTTTGTTCTTTCTATCATTGAGTTTAATTCAGAACTCATATCTTGACTAAACTTAATTTTAGCTTGAACTGAACTACCTTTTATATCTAACTGTTTCATTACACTTTTGACAGCAGCAACATTAGGTAATGCATCATCTACAAAATACATATCGTTATAACCTTCTGCAAACTTATCTATCATCCACTGTGCTTTAGCTTCGCCAGTACTATTAGCTAAGCCAGTTATATTTTGAAATGGTATGTTTACACCTTTAGATTTTAACCAACCATGTATAGCAACAGCAGCTTCTTGAGGTCTTGCTGTTAAAACAAAATTGTTTTCTGGTCCAAACTTTTTTATTCTATTTAATAATTTTTGAAATAAAGGACCTTTTACGCCACCCCTTACATTAACAAAGTCATCAAAGTTAAACTCATATCCTTGTTTAGCGAGTTTAGGTCCATCAATAGGCCACTTACCAGAACTAACCTTTATTTGTTTACCAGTTTTAGGATTTGTAGCTACAACAAAATTTTTACCATCTATAATTAGTGTTTCGTCAAAATCAAAAGTAGACATACCTCTTGATACATCTTTACTAAACTTAACAACATCTTTTTCAATAAACGTATAACCACGTTTTTCTAAATCAGCTTGAAGTACTTTAACCATATTAGAGGCATTATCAAAAGCTCTTTGTAAGTTATCATTTTTAACAGACTGATCTTGAACGCCACTTAACAAGTTCTTTTGTTCTTGATTAATTCTGTTTAACATAAAACCATTATATCCTCTACCCTCTGTATCGTATATATTACTTATATGACTTTTTGGTAAGAACTTAATTCTATGAAAATTAGTAGGATTGTTTCTACCACCTTCATCAATTAAATCTGTTATATACTTTGGAGCTATAAGTTGAGAGTGACCGTCTAGTAAATCGTCCATTTCAAAATCCATTTGCTTATCAGATATATTATTGTTAAATATAAGATCTAACATATCTACCAGTGTATTAGCACTTGGTCCTAGGTGTTCACCTTTCCAAGTTAAATTTTCAATAGCTTTAGCTCTAGCTTGTTCTTTTGTTAACTTTGGATTTTTTTTAGCATAAAAAGCTGCAGCCTCTTTTACTAGTGGTAACAACCTAGGATTTATATCGTTTTCAATACGTTTTTTATTTTCCGTTCTAAATTTACTATTTGTTGGTTTACCTTTTTTGTTAACATAAGCAGCTTGTGAGCCGTCAGTTAAGTACATTAAATCCAATTTAGACAAACCTCTTAAACCCATAACTATGTTTGTTTGGATTTGTAAAAAGTTTATAGCAGAAACAGGACTTATTTGTTTTGTTTTAACTAAATGCCTAACTCTTTTTATAACATGTTTAAATAGGTTTATGTTAGATCTATTAGCCGCTTGTATTTGTGGTTTTAGTTTTTCAAGCTTTTCAATCTTTTGTTCAACACTAAGATCAGACTCTTGTATTTTTATAACACTTTTAAATATACCGTCCGCATTCTTATTCATAATACTAACACTAGATATATCAACACCAGGTATATTAGTTTCCACATCACCAAGCAGGTTTAACATACCTTGATACTCGGCATTATAAGAAACATCGTACTTAGTATCAAAACCAGGATTCATGTATGTACTAGTGAAACCAAACATATCAAATCTTAAACCTTTTTGTTGAGGAATATTTAACTGTAAGTCATCCATTAGTATAAGCATATCATCGGCAAAGAACCTTAAAAACTCACTATCTCTGTTTAAAGTTTTTTGACTTAAAAACTCTGCTTTTACATCTTCAGGTACATTAGACTCTAACATTGCCTTTATAAAACCCTTACTAGTGTCATTATTAATATCTCCTTTTTCAAAAAGATATTGAGCTATATTTATAGACGTTTGACTTATACCATCTATTTCATAACCTTTGTTTAACCTACCATTGTTGATTACGTTTTGTAGACCATCAGCTTTAATAAAGTTAGCAAGCTTTTCAACATGTTTAACATCCATAGAGTGTTTGTACCTAGGATTTGTTTGTATAACTTCTTTTATTTTGCCAATACTGTTTTCAATTTCATTTCTATCTAATGCTTTTAGTTTTTCATTAACTGTATTTTTAAAATCAGCATCACCTAATAATAAATCTAACTCTTGCTTTACAATAACCTTAGCCAACTCTGTTGACATTGATGTTTTTCTTTCACCTCTTGAATTATCTTTATTACCTTGAGGTGTTTTGGTTGGTGGGAAAAAGAACTTTAAGAAAGCAGTCTCTTGCTTTTCACCCTCTATATTACGACTACCATCTTCATTTACGACTGGTTGTTGTATTATTTTATTATATGTATCAACCTTTTCTTTGTTTTTAGAATCAGGTGGTATTATTCCTTCTTCAATAGCATTTTGTATGTCATCTACTGTTTCCAGTCTTTCATCTAGCTTGGCAAGTATTTTAACATCTTGTTCTCTCTCCATAGAAACTAATCTACGAACAGGCATTAAGTTAACAAACGCCACTCTATTATTCTTTAAAAAATCAACATGCTTACTTCTAGTACCTAATTCTTTTTTAACCTTATCGGTAAGTTTACTAACGGCATACTTTTCTATTTCAACTAAAAAATTAGGATCATTAAAGTCAGGGAAAGTACCTATTTTAGGAGCTATTTCCGTAGCAACTCTTTTTATTTCGTTCTTAAATTTATCATCAAAGCCTAACTCCTCTTTCATTAGAAGTATTTGTTCGGCTTCTTGTTTAGTTCTTAAAGCGTTATCTAGATCAGTATCAAGATTTACTCCAGCATCAATCTGTATTCTTGGTGCACCTTCTTCTGTTCTAGCTTCTATATCAACCGCTCCTCTAGAACCTACATCTAAATCTTTTAAGTACTTATTAGCTACATCACCTTTAGCAAACTCTATTATTCCAGCACCATACATCCAGCCAAATATACTAGCACCCTCTGTTAGTGGTGTTCCTTTTTGTATTTCAGTTCCTTCAGCAACAATCGCATCTTTAGTTTTTGGTAATTTATAAGTTGTAGTCTTACCTTCAATATCTTCTATTTCTATAGCTGTTACGTCACCCTTGTTGTTTCTTTTATAAAAGACCATACCTTCAACCTCAGATATTATAGGTTTAATAGTATCATAGTTATATTCAGATATAAACTTATCAGACAGTCTACTTCTTACTCTTCTAACAAACTCAGCCATAGGTGCTCCTGATGGTATACCTCTAGCTGTCATACCTTTCATTATTTCTCTATCAAGAAGATCTAATGATAATGGATCTGCAAAGTTTCTAGTTGTTAACTTTCCGTCAGGACTTATATCAACACCTTTTATTTCTAATCCAGCTCTACCAAAAGTATCTCCGTTTCTATGATTTTTAAATTCAGAATCATTATCGAATCTAGGTGATCCATCTGGATTTTGAACAAACTGATCTAACTTTCTTTTTTCAGTTCTTCTTTTATTAATATCTTGAGATCTCTTTACGTCTCCCTCTACGGCACCAGATATTTTATTTAATCTTTCTTTTGCGTTATTTAATTCATTTGTTTTTTCAGCACTAAATTTTTTTGCACCAACTCTATTTAACTCATCTTCAAGTTTAGCTATTTTTGTTTTTAATTTTTTAGCTTCAACACCCCTTGCTGCTATCTTTCCTTTGGTAAAACCAGATAATTTACCTTTTTCAAATGAGTTAATATGGCTAACCATATATTGAAGAGCTGTATTTTTACTATCAAAATTAAATTCTCCAAGACTTGGTATTTTGCCAGCAACAAGACCATTAACCATGTTTCTTAATCTACCCAAACCAAAACCCTTTTTACCTTTAGTTTCAGCGGCTCTACGTAAATCTCTATTGTTGGGGTTTTGTATTATCTCTTGAACAGACTTTATGTATTCGTCTTTAGTATCTCTAGACTGATCCTCAAGTTTAACACCAGCAATCCATTTAGCTGGAGTGTTTAAGTTTTGTAATCTTACAATTGCAGCTTCGTGAACTTGATTTAAATTTTTATCACCTCTTAGTGATTTACCTAAGTTTTCAGCAAATTGTGACAACTCACCCTCTCTCATTGTTATACCATCTAATGCATGAGAAAACTCATGTAAGAAAACAGTACCCATCAACATGTGCGACTGGTTAATACTCATTATAGATTCTATACTATTTAATTCCTTTTGAATAGCATCTTTTTCACCTATAACAATATACTTACCATCAAATATAATACCTTTAGAAGTACCATCTTTAAATGAATCTAGCATTTCTTTTTTTACCTCTTGTATTGTTTTACCCTTTTGTTCAAAGTAATAATCAGGCAATGTATCTAGCATGTCACTTATTTCGCCGATATCCTTACCAGCCATTACTTCTAGATTTCTTATAGCATCAATACCACCGTTGGCCTTTATAACCTCATTCAAACTCTTCTGACTATCAATATATGTTTGAGCAGCTGAAACTCTTTGTGAATTTATCCACTTAGCGTTTGATTCATACATTTGATTTTCTAAAGAGGTTTTTCTATTTTTTATTAAACCATCTTTTTTTAGTGTTTCAAATATACCTTTGCCACTATAAACTTCGTCTCTTAGTTTATTTTCGTTATCAATATCTTCTTGAGTTTTTTCTTCAGCTGTTCTAAAACCTCCGTATAGCTTATCATCTATCCACTGTTGAAACTGTTTTCCATATATAGCGTTTTCAACGTGATATTTTATTATAGGACTACTTTTAGCTTCTCTTTGTATACCTGCGTTAAAGTTCTTTTGAATGTTTTGATGTATAAGGGATAGTTGGTCTCTCATATCTAAGTCAGCAAAACTAGGATCTTTACCTAGCATGTTTTTAAATATATCCCAACCTTTATTACCATATAAATCTTTAACAATATTTTCTGGATCACCCTCTAATTTTAATCTACTAGAATCTTTAATATCGTTAATAGTATTTTGGGCATCTTCTAGTCTTAATTTAAAGTCTTGAGCCTCATTGGGTTTTAATGTTTTAATATGATCTTCTATTTTTTGATCTATAGTAGATTGACTATCTCCCCAATGAACACCAGCGTCAGCATATAAGTTTGTTAAGTTAACACTGTTTTCAAGTATAGTTTTTATACCATCTTTTCCAGCTAATAAAACATCAACCTCTAAACCAGTTTGTAAAAATCCTATTTTTTCATTTAAAGTTCTAAGTTCTTTATGAAGCTGTGCTCTTCTTTTGCTTTCTCCCTTTTTTAAATTACCTAAACTTTCTTTTATACGATCACGGTCAGTGTGATAATCTGTTAAAAGATTTTTCATCTCAGAGGTAACCATTGAACTAGTGGTAGCAGTATATAATATGGGTGATATATTCATACCGCCTCCAAGCATCATAGAATCTAATATAACATCTCCTATCATACTGAAGTCAGCTTCTCTATGTAGTATACCAGCTTGAGCAGCTTCACTAGATAAATATATAATAGATTCTTCAGCTATCTCACTACCTGTTCGACCTATAAAATCTTTAGCTGACTTAGCCATTATACTCCATTGTGTTCTAGAAGCTTGTGTTATCCACGTTTGAGGTTTTGTTTTTAAGAAATCATCTATAAACTTCTTAGAGTTACCAAGTGTACCACCACCAACCATGCTAAATCCCATCATAACACCACCCTCTATAATAGCTGTTGCTGTAGCCGCTTTGTTTATATCCATAGGTGTTAAATCTCCCATTGCTACGGTTGATTCTAGTTGTATTTTTTGTTTTCTGTAATCCTCAGGATCCATCTTATCTTTAACTGCCTCTAACTTAGTTAATTGAGCTTGAGCATCGTCCTTCATGTCAACTAAATTATATAGTTGAGCCTTCGTGTTACCACCAGTTTGAATACCTGTTAATATACTATATGCCGCCATACCACCCGTAGGACCCAAAGGTGTCATTGAAAAACCTATAGCACCTATAATCATAGGAGTTTGTTGAGCAAACATTCTACCAGTTCTTCTCCATTGCATTCTAGATAAATCATCGTCAACACCTTTAGAAACAGCTCTAGCCTCAGATACAGACATGTACTTTTCTAAACCGGCCTGTGAACCTTGATTCATTAGGTTTAGGTAGTCCATACTTTCTTTATGACCAAACATAGCTGGAACACCATATATGATACCTTCTACAGCGTTGCCAAAATCTGCACTTAACAACTTACCGTAATCTTCTTCTCTATTTATAACATCAGAAAGCAAACCGTTTTCTTCTGCTCTTTTAGATATGCTACGTCTCTCTCTTTGAAGATCAGTTATACCTTTATCATATTCATTTGTTAAGGATTTTATATCACCCCATATACCATTTAACTTTTTACTTAATTCTTTTTCTAACTTTTCACCTTTATCCTTGCTGCTAGTTTCATAATCCTCTAACAGTTCGTTATGTAAACCTAGGGTTGTATTATAATCATCAACATTACTCTGCCATTCAGTTTGTATTGTTTCATACTCTTTACTTATTTGACTTAATCTTAAGTTAGCCGCATCAGCTTTAGCTTGAGTCGTATATGTTTTGCTTTGTATTAGTTTTGCTTGCTCGTTAAGTTTGTTAAGTTTATTTTCATAATCACCATTTTTAATTTTATCTTCGATTAATTTTAAATCTTCTTGATACTTTAAAATTCTTTTGCCCTTTTTTTCTAAACTTGGATCCACATAGTTACTACTATCAATAACCCAAGAACCCTCAGTTCCACTACCAACGTATTCAATACCTAGGTTGTGTTTTTTTGCTACGTTAAAAACCTCAGACTCCATTTTGTTATTGTGAGCTTCAAGTTTCACATCCATGTCTTTTTTGACGTTCTGTATCTTAGCATCGTTAACAGCAAACTCTCCTTCAATCTCTTTGTTGGTTTTGTCTACAGCAATTTTAAAAGCTATCTCCTGAACATCAGTTGCTTGAGCGTTTAAACTGGTTACGTAGTTGCTTGTGTATTCATTAGCTAAACTACTTTTTCTTTCGTTAATGTTACTTTGATTAACACCAACTTTATCGTTGATAACTTTTTCAAGTATACTGTAATCTTCAGGACTTAACTGATCTTTTAACTCATTTAAAACATTGTCGTATTTTGTTTTTCTCCAACCATCAACTTCCCTTTCCACTTCAATTGGTTTTTGTACGTAATCAAATTTATCAACTTGTTTCGAAGCTTTAACGTATTCGGTTTGTGTTTCCGTTATAGGTTCGTTTAAATAACTATTAACTAAATCTCTACCTTCTTGAGACATTGGTGTACCACCTTTATCAACAACTTCACCATCTTCATTTAAACCATAATTATCGTTTAAAGCTATTTCTATGCTTCTAGTAACACTACTTCTAGTGTCACTAATTGGTGTGTTTATTAAATCAGAAGCTATTTTGTCGTTAGAAAATTCTGGATCTGTATAATCTATAGTGCCATCTTCTTTAACTATTCCTCCGTATTCGTTAATAACGTCTTGCTTAGCTTTGTTTAAAACATCCTCTGTCATTATTGAAGCAACAGACTTTATTTTATTAGCTTCATCTTCCGTCATGTTATTATATAAATATTTTCTAACAGGATCTAAACTACCGCCAACTAAGTCTTCTTCTAAAACAACGCTCTCTACTCCATCTTCCCCAGTTTTATATAATCTAACTTTTCCATCTGAAAACATACCACCTGTTTCTATCCTGTAGCCAGCGTGTTGTAGAATCTCATTCTGTTCACTAACACTAGTGTATTCGTTTCTATCCTTCTTTTTAAACACTCTATCCCAAGACAGACTCATATCAATATCATCGTCTATTATAGTTCCAACTATAGAACCGTGTACGTTTTTATTTTTTTTATAAAACTCATCAAGTTGATTAAGTGCGTTGGTAGATGCTGTTTTTATCTCATTAAAACTCTGCTCTCTAGGAGAACCTTTTAATACCGCTGGCGGTAAACTACCTGTAGCTATATCAAGCTTTGAACCATCAGGTAGTGTTAGTTCTAAAATTTGTCCAGAGCCATGTTTTTTTTCGACTTTTAAACCTGGATAATTAGGATTTTCATTTAATTGTTTTATAGCCTCGTCAGAATCTAATTCTAAAAAGTCATTATACTTGTCACTTTGCATGACACTACCTTCTGGTTTTTTTAAATAGGAAAATGGATCATCTTTGTCAGCGTCTGGAGCGCTTGATCCTAATAGCATAGATTGTGCATCATCGAATGATAAGTCCGATGAAGCATCTTCCGAGTTGGATTCCATATTTTCTTTTGAAATCTTCTCGTACTTCAGCGCGTTTTTCGATACCGTTCCGTTCGCGCTGTTGTCGGAACTGTTCTGCTTTCCCGACTCATCAGATACCAGAGTGGGAGAGTTGTTTTTATACTGTGCTAAGAATTCTTGTTCTTTTTCTGGAGAAACATTTTTTTCAATAGTTTTTCCATTTACAATTATTGTATATTTTTTCATTTACTGTTTCGTTAGTTACCCGTTATTAAATATGTTGTGTATATGTCTTATGCTTTAAGCAAACTCATTTAGATTACTTACGTTACTAGGTACAGGTCTACTATTGTAACCTGATATGTAATTTTTTTCAATATGTTTAGCAAAATAGGTTGCTAAATACTCGTCAACATCTTGACTTTCTGCTATTGCCTTTGCTATTATTTTAGCGTCTTGAGGCATTATTCTAGTTGGATCACCATCGGTGCCAGGATCTAACGAAGATATAGTTTCAGGAGATATACCATAGTTTTGTAAACCTAAATCTTGATCTGTTAATTGAGATATTTCATTTGTTATAGTGTCGTAAAAACTTTCATCTAAATGTTTATCATATATTAAAGATCTTTTATTAACGTTACTTCCTCCAACTATTTGTTTTTTAACAACACTTAACGTTCTGTCGTAATCAAAACTTTGGCCTGTTCCAAAAGGTGTTTTACTACCCGTGTTCCATTGAGCACTAGCTGCTTCTGTTATAAGATTATTAGTTGCTTCATCAAAGCTTTGGTTTTCTAACTCTCTTCTCATGTCTCCAACTGATGTCCAGGACACGTCTAAAGATGGATTTAAATCTGATGCATATATTTCATCTTCAAGTTTTTGTCTTCTTTTATTTAAATCAAGTATTGCATCACCATCTGTTTCTACACTTAATTCATCTATAGCTTTATTTAAATCATTCAGTTCTGTTTTTCTATCCTCTTGAAGCTTAGGATTGTGTATCATTCCACCGTATTCTCCTTTTTCATTTTTAACCATAGGTGTTGATCCATCAAACAAACCTTTATATGATTGACCTAGTGTACTAGTTAAAAACATTTCATTGTTTTTAATACCATTATCATTTTTAACCGACATTGCTAAATCAGTTTTAAAATCTTTGTAAGCATCTATGTTGTCGTTTCTTTTTTCTAAATTATTTAATAGTACAGCTTTTTGTTTTTTATCAGCATTTATAAACTCTTCTCTTTCAGTTTCTAAATCACTATATAAATCTTGGTATTCTTGATCGCTCATAAACTCTTCAGAGTCTAAGGCATCACTAGATAAAGAATCCCACTGTTGCATTAACATAGCGTTTTCTTGTTTATTCTTTTTATCTATAGTGTCTACCAAACCACCAAAACCTTCTATAGCTTGATCGACAGCCTTGCCCTGTGCTAATGCTGTTTTTAATTGAGCATCTAGTGGTTCATATTCGGCTAGCTTGTGGTAATCACCTGCCCCTTCTATTATTTTTGATGCTAATCCTGCTGTTCCTGTTGACATATTATTAATTTAAATTATTACATTCCACCCGCATTAATAGCGCTACTTACGGTACTAAATATATTACTTGCTGTATTACCAAGAGTTTGGTACGTGCTTTGTTGAGCAGCGTGTCCAGCTCTTTGAGCTTCTAGTCTCATTTGTCTATTTGCTGCAGCTTCTTGTTGAGACATACCTAATAATGTCATGTATTTTTCTCTTTCTACCTGTCTAGATTTTTCAACCCCAGATCTTTCTAACGTGTCTAATCTAGAAGCTTCTCTTCTTTCAGCCATTTGATTAGCTGTTTCTTGTTGTCCTATTGAGATAGAAGCTTGTTGAGAAGCTAGTTGTCCTTGTTGAGCTAATTGTTGTGCCAACGCTGCAACTCCACCTCCACCAGCAGCGCCTCTCAAAGAGTCTAGTATATTAGCTTGACTCTGTTGAAACATTTGTTGTTGGAACTGTGCTTGTTGCTGGTTAACAGTTAGATCCTCAAATTTATTTTCCATATTGAGATATGGATTACTAGTGTCTAATTGAGTGTATATGTTTTTTAATCTATTCATTTCAGCTTTAGCTTTCATCTCTTCTCTACGTGCTCTCCTTTCTTCTTTTTCAGCCGCTTTTTTAGCTTTTCTACCAGCTAACAAAGAACCTATTGTGCTTAAACCTGTAATTGCTGCTCCTATACCTAACATATTATATTACTTTTATTATTTATTACTACTATATAGTTACATTTTTTAGCGATTATTTACTACTTTCTTCTATTTCACAAGCTGTCGCAAACAGCTCAGCTTTAGTTTTTGAATTGTTTCTAAATTCAACCTCACCATAGTAACCAGTTAACGAAGACATATTGTGTTTATTGTTTTTAGAAAAGAAAACAAAACTAGTTGCTGTTGGTGTAGGTATTGGATTTAATTCTTGAACCTCAATAACCGTGTTGACAGCTGTAACAGTTTCTACGTCTTCATCATCTATAACTGTAACGCTAAGAGGCATAGTAGTATAGTAAGAACTATTTATGTCGTTTGTTTGTATAGACGTTATAGTTCCAACAACAATTGGAAAACCTGACGTGGGCTCAGTCCAACTACCAACCGTAAACTCTGTTGAGTTGTCTGTATTAGAACCAACAGTAGTTGTTTCAACAGTATAAACAAGATCTCCAATGCTTACCGATGAATTTAAATTTCCATTAAAACCAAAAATTACCATATGTTACATTATGTTATAGTTAATATTTTATCTAAGTCTAGTTCTAAAACAACATCTTCTAGTCCACCACGTTCTAAATTAAAAGAAAGATTAATTACGCATGTATCGTTTGCGGAACTTGCTGTTGAAACTTCTATTTCCGCGCCATACGCATTAATAATTGTTCCACCATTTTGACTTGGAATAGTGTTGGTCCAATCAGAACCTCCATCTGGTTGCGGTGTTGATGGGGTACCTGGCTTTGTTAGTGAATTTGGTATTGTATTTGAAAACGTTGGTACTCTAACCGTTGAAAAACCTCCAGAAGCGGCAAGTAATTTTACTGAGTAGCTTACTTGAACCGATCTATTAGTTATTCCACTAGCCAAAGTGGGTACAACATTAGTATGAGGATCTCCAACACCCAAGCCAGTTGTTGAAAACTCGGTTAATTTATACATTAAACTTGGAGCATCTGATGCAGTACCATAAACATCTCCCTCACTAGTATTTGCAAGGGTAAACTTTGACAATTTTTCATGAGTTATAGTAAAGCCTCCACCGGCTTTAGAAATCTTAAAAGTCACTAGTATGTCTTTATGATGACTCAACTCAATGTGATTAGATGTTGGTATATCAGGTCCTAAAGGCGAAGATAAATCTGGTAGTATCTCTACACTAAATTTTCTATCTCTCATTATCTTAACTACCGCATTATCAGGGGCTGTAAAGTTTTTATCCAACGTTACAGCCTTAGAACTTGCACTAACTACCTTACATCTATCTCTATACCCTTTTATAAAAACAGAATCTCCTGCTTTTAAATCATCAGTGGAATTGGCTAGGTTTAAATTTGGAGAATTAGAAACGGCTCCATCTAAATTTGTTATTAAAACATAAGTTGGGTACTCTTGCTGGAATTGGTAAACACCATTTTGAGGTATTATGTCTTTTAAAATTTTACGCGATTTACCATGTAAATTTAATGTGTGGTTTTGTAAATCACTAGATAGTATAGAAGTACTATTGTCTTTGTTATAAATTATTCTACCCGTTGGCGTAGATCCATCTTCTTCTAACTCAACATCTAACAAGTGTTCACTAATGTCTAAAGCGAAACTAGAGCCGGGTTTTCCAATAACCTTTACGATACTAGCGTTTCTACCAGGAAGTATAAGTTGACCAGTATTTTCAAAACCAGTTTTTATAAAATCTATAATATTATCTCTATAACCAGTTGGTTGACAAGAATAAACTAGATCACAAACTAGTCCATCAGAAAGTTGTGTTACTTCTTTATTTATATAATACACGTCAAACGTATAAGCGTTTCTTTGTTTGTTAGTAACCCCAGTTAAATCTTTATCTATTTTTTTTAAAACTAACTTGATATTGTCACTATAGTTTCCAGATAAATATGGCGATTTACTTATGTATTTTTTATCACCAGCTTTTATTTCTAATGTAGCAACGGCTACAGCTTTGTTAAAAACTCCATTACCACTTATAATATAGTTTGTGTATTCAGTAGAAAAACCACCTCCAATAACCTGTGAGTTTAAAGTGTAACCAGGTTTGGCTGTTAATGTTTCTTTTCCACCGTTATAAGCCAAACTGTTCATTTGAAAAACAAACGGTATAGAACTTCGTTGTCTGCGATTTACAATATATCTTTTAGCCATAATTATTTTTTTTATCCATCAGTGAAATCTGCGTAATCAATCCACTGTTGACCACCTTGTATATCTATGTTTATTGTAACGTCTTCAGCTGGAAAAGTCCAATCATCTCTTAATCTAACCCACACCATAACTATATTTTTCCACGCATCACCATTGCCAACCATTGCTTGAACATTACTATAATTGTTGCATATAAAAATATCATTAACCCTATAATCCCAATTAGCTAAAGCTTGCGCGGATATATCATTACCATCACTATCAACAGCGAAGCTCATTGATTCGGGTGTAAACCATTTCCCTGTGGTTTCTACCAATGGAGTACCACCAGCTACGATATTAGTTCCAATAGTATTAATGCCCCAAGGGTTATTATTAGGGTTTGGATAAACTAAAACGTTATTATAAACCGACCCATCTCCCGCACCAAAATTAGCGTATTGTGGATCTGTTGCCCATGATGAAGTTGGTGTAATTGCACTAACCTGTGTTGAACCACCAATATTAAAGTTTGTAGCATCTACAATCCAAAAACCAGAACCATCAATTGCTTCAATTGGGGGTGATATTTGATTGGCCCACACTTCAATTAAAACTATATTTGGTAACGTATTTTGGGTAGTCTGATCTAAATACTGCTCTGTAGACACGTGGTATCTCACTGTGCAATTAGCTAAATTTGGTAATATTATACTCATTTTTAATTATTTTATATTATCCGTCATATGTTGATGATGAACTATATGGACTATTAACGTTAAAGACTACATCAGGTGTATTAGTTGGATCAAGTTGAACTGTAAATAAAAACTCTGGGGTTTCATAGTTACCAGCAACTACAACTGGGGTTCCTAACCCTTGAACAGTAAACTCACTAGTATCAACGTTATTTACATTTGTTTCAACACCTCTAATTTTATTAAACCATTTATTTTCTTTATTAATAAACTCTGGAACATAACCGTCTTGAAGATCTGTTTTAAAAGAATCAACATACCAACCATCATAAGCATCTAAATTGTAGTACTCGTTGTCTTCTAAATTTTTCCTAACAAACGATTGCGTACCCTCATAGTTTATAGTGTTAAAGTGTTTGATTGTGCTAGGTAAATCATTAAACACCACAGAAAATCTAGATTCATATCTAACTCCATAGAAGTAACTATATCCAGCGTCTTCATCTCCATCATAAACATCGTCAGCGTAATGCTCCCATATTTTATTAGACCTAGCGGTAATATATTTACCACCAACATATTCACCCGCTTGAGGTATAAATGATTTAAAACTCACCCAACCCTTAGCAGCTTCATTAAAAGAAACTGTTTTAGCGCTATATGTCCAATTTTCAATTTGTGGTGAAGACTCCGTGTTATTTTCGGGCTCAGGAACTATAGGACTCATCTCAGGATAATAGTTTACAGTTAAATTATATTCACCATTAACTCCATCAAATGTACCTAGTAATGAAGATGATAAAGGTAAATTCTCTCTAAACCAAGTTTTCATTCCAACATCAGATATTGGCGTTATACCGTCCATTGATAATCGCAATACAGCGCCTCTTTGCTTGTCTGTAAAATACATTCGAAACTGATCAACAGCTAGTGACTCAGGGTTTTGTGATATACCATAATTACTGCCAAACGGAACGGCTTGCCCTAAAACTCTATTTGTTGCTACTAATCTAGGATCACCATCAGCATTAAATACAGCTTCTTTATTAGCTAGTACTTTTAAAACTTTATCTTCTGCAAACACAACAACATCCGTGTCTCTAGTTTTTAAAGCTTGTATTGAGCCATATGTTGGGTTTAAATCCTTTTGAATTTTTTCACCCATGTTAAACTCATTAAGATCGTTTACTTCAGATGTAGAATTATATAATCCAGAGTATATCATTCCACTACTTTTCTTTTCCTCTCCATAACCAGAAAATGTAGTAGATACTCTAACACCATTATCTAGTTGTGATGCATTAAAATCATCTCTTATCCTATCTGATTCCACACCGTTACCAAATGAATAACAGTTGTGCCAACCAAGTTTTATTTTAAATTTCCAAGCATCAGGATCTATTTGATAATAACCTGCACTATTACTCAGTCTAACCCTAAATTGATATGGCCACTGTTGAGGAGCTCCATTATCAACATAATCTTGTATAGGTGACGTATTCCAATTAAGAACAGATCCTGACAACTCTATTCTTACACCTGGATTATCCCAGTTTGAGTATGGAAATGTTTCATTTGGATATATAGCTTCAATTATAGTTCCGTTCGGTATTATAACACTATTAAACTCAGTTGTTATTCCTACCAACTGTTGAACCTCACCGTCTATTGCTGTTATGTTCATGCCTGGTGTTAAACCAGTAGCATCTTCTATATATATATTTTCATCTTGTCCAGAATAAACAAGTCTATTATATGTCACTGTTGTTGGAACAAATCCAGTTGCAGAAGTAACTGGTGTAGACGTTGGGCTATACTCACCTATTATATTACTTGTTGTTTCTGTACCATCTGGGTGAACAAAAACTATTTGCTCACTATAAACATCATCATTAGCATTTTCATCTGGTTGTATATTATAAATATGAGGAACCCTAATATTGAAGAATGGGTTTGGAGTTATACCATCATTCAAAAACTCACTTGTGTCCACAGAGGTTATATGTATTAGTGGTGAATCATTTAAAAACTCAATATTACTAACTATGTGATTACTATTTGTTAACTCTACGTCTGATAAAACATAATCTCCATCATCATCTAGTGTCCACCTTCTTATTTTAACCTTTGAATTTATTGGAGCATAATCAAAAGCGTTATATTCCGTTAGTTTCATTGGAATAGCGTTAGACGCTTCGTAATATAATTCTAAATCTACGTCTTCTACAGGTTCTGTTTCCCAGCATCCACCCAACTCTTGTTTAATACCAGCACTACCAAATATATCTGACGGTTCAACTATATATATTCTATTCAAACCACTACCAGTTGCAGATGCTAGTCCACTTTCTGGGTTTGTTAATGTTGACAAACCTTGATTGTATATTGGTTGACCAGTGTCTATATTTAAACGCCTAAAGTCACACCTTAACATATATCGCAAGCAGGCACCTGTAGAACCTGAACATGGGTTGCAAGCAGGGTCACCAGGCCCTGTACCACTTTGAACTGTTGCTGTTTGATATGGAGCAAAAACATTATTAGTACCCGTTTCTCCACCGTAGTTTCTAGCTAAACCACCACCAAGTCCACTAGCAAATCCAGCGTCTACAACCTCGTATATTTCTTGTGGATTAACGCTAAATCTAAACATTGTTCCAGGTTGAGACATTTTAGCCATAAAGTATGCGTGACCCAATGGCATATCTTCCATAGCTTGAAAATAACTATCACCATCGTTATAGCTAGTTGTATATCCTCCAACAATTGTTAAATCTGCAAAACCATCGTTGTCTGCATCTATATAAGCCCAAGGTGAAATATCTATAAATTGTCTACTGAGATACATTCTAGCGTTTCCAGTAACACCAGGTAGAGGTTGAAAACCACCAGCAAAACCAGCTCCAAAACCGGCTACGCCAAAAGTTTGAGTACCTGTTGCCCAAGTATTTTGGCTGGGATCTAGACCCAAGTTTCCGCCTTGTGGCACGTTCGTGAATTGAGCATAGTGTGGTTGACAGCGATCAATAAATGGTAAAGCTGCTTTTGTGCTAAAAGTTCCACCATATGTTACATATGTCCAAGAGTTCCACAGTGTTCTAACTCCATTGTTACTACCACAGTTAGCATTTATTCCACTAAAAGACGTGTAGCTATGAACACTTCTATTAAAGTAAACACCACCAGAACCCTCCGCGTATAAAACATTAGCCTCTAAGTCTAGATTTTTTTCTACTTTAACAAAAAATTTTCCATCAAATTGAGGTCTGTGGTCTATATCGTCTTCAACAAATTCAAAGTACATTTTCATACCAGATGTACTACCTACACCAAAAGCCATTTCAAAACGTTCATACATGTAAGCCTCACTGTCCCAAATACTATCCCAATTTAATTCTATTTTTTGTTGCCAATACTCATACGCGCCACCAGCTCCACCACCAACTGGAAAACCAGCTGCAAATTCATCAGGTAAATCTTCTGGGTTTTCTACCATTCTATAGTGATACAAACTTCTCCAGGAAGTGTACAGCGTGTTAGCTCCTTGAGTAGCTTTAATTCTCATTTTTATATTACCCTCTATTTTTCTTCCAAATATAGAGTTTGAAAAATCTTGAACAGCATACTCTATTGGATCTGATGTACCAGCTACAGCAGCCCAACCGCTAATAGTGGAGTTCCAGTTTTCTATATAAATTTGACAAGTTGTGCTAAACATTAATCCCTCTGGCATGTCCGCTGGGATATTAGTTTCATACATATTCGCTATACCCCAACCAGTTTGTTGAGGAACTTGAAATCCATTAGCCTCTCTATGTTTGTTCATAACAGCTGGAAATATTTCTACTTGACCTAAAGGTCTTCTAACGGTTTTGATAAAATCAGGTGCGTCGTTTTCTATAGCTATAATTTTATATCTAGCTTTGTCTCCTACTGGAGTATCGTTTCCATGTTGATTTTTTAATAGTAAATAAGTTTCTTCCGTTACTTTATTTCTATCAGCTGAATTAAATGATAACCAAACATTATCCTTTTCTTCATTAGCCCAATACCATCTGTCCATTACTAAATTGTAATACTCATTGGACGTTTCTTTTACATAGTATTTAACATATTCAGCCCATTCAGGTGGTGTACCACTAGGAGCTGTTAAACTATCCCAATTCTGTTTTAACTCAAAATAATTTTTAAAATGAGATAAGTTTTTGTCAACAACAATCTCACCGCTCATTGACTCTATTTCTTCAATATTAGAATCTGTATACCCCGATTCTATAACAGGGGTTTCTCTACCATACTTATCCCCAAAAACCATTCCCCACTTATACTGTCTTATTGATTTAATAGATTTTTTAGGATCTTCAATAGTTGCCTCGTCACTACTAAATAACGTTTGTTCTAGGCCAACTGGAGTATTAAATGGATAACCCTGAGTGTAATTACCGTATATTAATCTATTAGCAGTTATTTCTTGAGCTAAAGCATATCTTGGAACATTATCAAAAGCCCTAAGCATTTGATTTGATGGTAGAACTCTATGTATCATTTCAGACGTTACATTAAGTCTACCTGTTTTTATTTCTGTTGGGTTTAATAAACTAGGCGTATTAACTTCCCATGTGTCGTCTTTTGTTCTGTTTATGGTTTTAACGATGTAGCAATTTGGTTTAGAAGCTTCTTTATAAAGCAAGTCTACAGCAACAACATCAAGCGGTCTTTTGTAGGGTATAAAATCCTTTACGATTAACTCTTGAATTTTATTAACCATACCTAGATTATAAGCTTTTCTAACAACCATATCAAACTCTCCTGGTATAAAAGCTAATTCAGACCAAGGTGAAAATGCTGAATACTCACCATCCTCATATTTATACCTATAACCAAATCTTGCTAATTTTAGTTCAAATAAAGGTTTCTTTTGCTTTAAGGTTATTTGCCATTCTTGATTTCCAGAAACAATAGGATCTACTCTAGTATTTATTCGTATTTTTATAAAATTAGAAGGACCAGCATCCTCTTGATCAGGAATTCCATCACTATTCGTGTCAATCATGTAGCTTACAAAAGTAACAGTAAATCCACCTTCGTCAATTAAAGGATCAATAGACTGAACAAGTTCTATATCCAATCTATCTCCAAGTTTAAAATCTGTATTAGCAAATGTCCAGTTATCTAATATAACCTCGTCGTTTTCAGCAAGTGGATCAGTTGTTGGATCAGTGTCTTCAAACTCATAATTAAATTCTGCTCTTATTTCACCAGTTCTTAGTGTGTCTCTCATTTCAAGAGTTGGAGCTGTTCTAGGTGCTTGACGTAATACCGTTATATGTCTTTCTAATAAATCTTCATTTACAGGGTGTGTAGATAATCCAGGATTTATATCTGAAACTACAACGTAGTTTTCATTTCCAGGTCCAATAGACAACATTGGATGATCAACAAATAGTTTAGTATGAGTTGATTTATTAATAGTACCAGCTTTGCATCTATCTATATTTACTTTTTTAGGTTCAGTTAAATTGTCTGTCCAAAACAATAAATTATCAATAACGTTTACACCTGTTATTGTATTACCTTGAAAATTTAAAACAGGTGGAGCTTCAAAAACAAAATAAGCTACACCACTAAGATCTGTAAATTGTTCTTCATAAAGAGTTATAGTATTTGTTTCTAAATCTATATGTTTAATTTTAGCACCATTACCAATTTGAGAGTTAGTAATAACACCACCTTCAGTAACATAGTTTAAAAATAAATCAACCAATTGTCCTTCAGTGTTAACAAAATTACTAGGTCCTAAAGCTTTTATGGTCATACCCACTCTGTATTTAGAAGCATCATTTACTTGAAAAGAAGTCCAATTACTTTGAAAGTTTAGAGATTGTGACTCAAAAAGTTCAGCTGTTAAAACCTCACTAAAAGTATTAATAACAGTATGTCTATCAACAACAACGGCTGCATCATTACCATTAATATCTTGTTCTATTATACTATCGATAAAAATCATTTCAGAAGTAATAGTGTCTGAAATAACATTGAATTGTTGATTTTGTAATTGCGGAACGGGTGGTGATGCAAAGAAAAAGTATGCTTTATCACTTTTTTCATCAGCAACACTAGCAACAATAATAGGTTCGTTTTCATCAACCATCCATGTAGTGTCGATATAAGACGAACCAATTTCTTTGTTACTTTTTATATTTTGAACAGTACCAATGGCGTCTGTCTTGCTAGTTCTAACTTGAACATTTTCAGCACTTCTAAACTCACCATTTGGAACAAGTCTCTCATCAAGATCCTTGTTCATTTTACCGCCTTGAAAAGTATGTTTAATTTCTGGCATAATATTACTTTATTTGTTTACCCATTCCTTTTAACACTTGAGTAAATTCTTCAATCTTAATATTTGATAATCTTATTTTTGCTTTTCTTGTTTCAGCAAATCTTTCTTTCTTAAATCTTTGAACTATAAATTCTGGAATATTTGATCTAGTTGATAAAACTCCATATGCTATATGTTTATAAACCGCTTCTTCAGCAAACTTATGTACAACCATTTCAGCATCAGTTCCTAAACCATCACTAATATATCTTAACACCACAGTATCACCATTTAGTGAAGCTCCAAAGTGTATATATCCTTTTCTAGTATCTATAAAAAAAGTTCCATTTGATTGAGCACTTTGTGGATCTAATCCATATCTCCTACCTCTATTATCGTACTCAATATCTGTTGCTTGACTAATGTCTTCGTCGTTTGGATTAGCTTGATTTTGAAAACTTGTCCATGTGTTACTTTCGAATCCAGCTGGCGTTACTTCACCTTGTTCATTTAAGGCGTCAACAATAGCATCACCATCACTATCTTCAAATTGATACGTACCGTTTTCATCTTGAGTAATTGCAAAAGGATTAGATGTTTTACCTGTTGGGTACAAAGGTCTTTCAATACCATCTCTATCTACTCTAGATATTTTTACATAATTAACATAGTCATGAGGTAGAGGCATAATTAATGTTCCTGGAACTTCAATTTCTTGAGATTTAATAGATCTAAAAACATCGTAAGAAAGTTCTTGAACAGCTCTCATAGCATGGAATTGAACGTCCGTTCTATTTACTTTCGTAATTAACTTACTCTCTCCAACATAGGTAAACATAAAAGCATTTATAATGTTATCTAAAGTTGTAAATTGATAATCACCTTTAGGATCTGTTACATTATAATATGTACTTTGGTTTAAGTTATCTAATAATCCCATAATTAACTATTTTGTTCTTGTTTAGTATTTTGTTTATCAACCATAGCTGCTTGAGCTAGCTCTTCACTTCTTATTAATAGTCCTGATAATTCTAGTATTCTATTAACTAAAACTTCTTCTTCAGATGGATGTAGTTTAAAATCAACACTAGTTGCATTGTTATATAAAGCCTTGTCATTAACAACAACGTACCCCCATTTAGGTGGCGTTGGAATAATATAATAATATATTTTAAAATCCGTATCTACAGTTGGCGTGGGATATAAACTAATATAACAATTAAGCGTATCACACTGCTCTCTAACATAAACTCTTCTACTATTAGTAGCCATTGTTAATGGATTGTTTTGAGTATAAGCCGCTTCTTGTCTAGTTAATTCAACAACTTCTACACTATTTTGTGAAATAATATCTATAAAGTACACGTTTGCTGGGATAGTTGCTATAGTGTCATTTGCATTTAGAGTAAAAAGATTAACCGCTTTAAAAGGATGTAGTTTTGCCTGAATCATTTCTAAATCATCACCACTTGTTCCAACTTGTGTTTTTACTGGCTTTACATATGCCATTTTTAAAGCGTGAAAATAATTAGTGTATATATCCATTTGAGCTTTATCTGCTAATAAGTTAAACTCTTGAGGTGTTATATAACCTCTTTGTTCTTTATTAGCTAATACTAAAACCTTTTGATATATTGTATCTATGTTTATCATTGTTTATTATTATATGGAAATTGCTTGTTAAGCCAATTCTTTCTTTTATCACAACCACAATCTTTAAATCCGAAAGCACTACTAGCAAGTTCTGTTAATGGTTTAATACCTGTGGCTGTAGTAAACTTTTCCACGGTATCTCCTAATCCTTTTGATTTCATAATATATATTTTACTCTATTATAGTTACATAATAACGGTAAAGGTTAGCACTTAAATAAAAATAGCCACTCCTTTCGGGTGGCTATCTTTACTTGAATTAAAATATTGTTAATTTTATTTTAATCTTTTTTCTAAATTAGCGTATATTTCCATACCTTCGTCGGTCTTAAAAAATGAAGCTAATGCAGAATATGGGTGTTCATCGAATGGAATTGTCATTACCTTTCTTCTATTTGATGTCCACATGAAATGTCTTTGATCTGGTGTTAAAGCTATTATTCCAGCTTCAACAGCTTTTATACCAAAGTTTCTAAGCATAACATTTTCATCACTAGCAAGTTCTAGGAATAAATTAGGATTTGACTTAGCAAATAGTAGTAAATCTCTTCTAAGCTCCTTAGAACTCATATTAGCTACCTCAGATCCCACTTCTACTCTCATTATTGCTTCAGCTATTCCAATATCTATATTTCTAGCTTCAGTAAGAGCTTTAACTTCTAAAACTAAACTATCTAATTGTGTTTCAGCTATCTTCTTTGGTTCATGTTCATAAAATACAGAGCCATTGTGTGGATGTATAGCTAAAAACTTTTGTAAAGTAGCTTTTTCTCTAGGAACATAAAGAACTCCAGTTCTAAAAACAACATGCTCTAATCTTTGTTGACCCTTCATTTCATCAACAAAACAAGTTGTTTGATTTTGACAATACTTTATTTCTCTTTCATAACCTTTTTCTTCGTCAAAGTAAAATAAGTTAGATGTTCTAATTGAAAGAGATAGTGGTTTTTTCTTACCCTTCAAATAATATACCCTATCTTTTAATTCGAATTCATTAGACTTTTCTTTTTGTTTTAGTTTTAAGTCGTCTAAAACTCTTCTAGCGTTAGGTATTTCTTCTACCACTGGTTTTTCTACAGTATACCGATCTTCGGCGTGTAGTTTTGTTTCATTTTCTACTTGAGGAGTTTCAACCTCAACTGTTGTTTTCTTTTTCTTTGCCATAATATAATATAATAAAAATTAATAAAAAAATAGAGGCAGCACTTGGCTGCCCCTATATTTAAACAAATTACTTCATTAACATAAAGTTGTTTGCACCTTGTGTGATCAAACATCTTTCTGATAACATATGAATTTGCATTGCATCTAATGCTGATGTAGCAGCTCCAACAGAACCAGTAACCCAAGATTTCATTCTTCGATCATCAGTTTGAGAAGCTCTAAATCTAACATGTAAGAAAGGTCTCTTCATATTAGAACCAACTTGTTGGTCATAAACAGAAGACATACCAGCTGGTATCATAACACCTCTAATAGCGTTAGCGCCAGCAGCAGCATTAATACCTCCTCTTGTAGCTAGATCATTTAAGTATCTAAAGTCAGATTTGTAGAAGTCATAAGAACCTCTTCTAAATCCTGAGAAACCTAAATTTAATGCCATATCTTCATCATTGTCAAATACTCCGTAAGAAGTACCACCAGCTCCATAAGAATTCATTGAAGCAAGCATGTCATCGATAGCTAAACTAGTAGCTCTGTTTACAAACATCATGTACTCTTCAATAGCACCTTGTTTGTCAAACTCAGCTAGTATAGAATCAAATTCAGCTAAGTCAGTAGCAGCGTTTACACCTGTAACACCAGATGTAACATTACCACGATCTTCAATAGCATCAAATAAACCTTGAGTTCCAATTGGAGTAGAACCAGCTATACCAACTTCATCAGCGTGAGAAGTACCGTCTTTAACAGCTTCTAACATTGACATTTCTAAATAGTCAGTAAATCTAGCTCTTGTGTCAGATTCAGCTTTTAAATACCATAAGTATCCAGTATCACCCATCTCACTAGTAACTTCTACCCAACCAACTCTTGAAGCGTCAGATCCTGATACCTCGTAGTAGTCTTTTAAAATAATTGGTTTATTTTGAAAAGTCTTGAACGCTGGTTCATTAGATCTTCTTGCATCAGCTTGTGTTTGTGGAGTTGAAGTTCCCGCATCAGCGAAGTACGAAACTCCTTTTGCGTATTCAGAACCATAAACTAAAATAGTTGTTGCGTTGTTAGTTGCTTGTGCTGATAAATTATCAACAGTGTATGGAGCAACATCAATAACGTTGTCTGCTATTTTTACAACTAAACATTTAACAACTCCGTTAACAGCATCAGCTACTATAATAGTATCATTAACTCTAACACCGTGATCAGCTACTGCAGCGCCGGTACTAATAGTGTTGCCATCAATATCTTTTTGTAAAGTTATTCTTGATAAAGCACCAATAGTATCAACGTTTACACCACCAGCTGCCGCTACGGTTCCAGTATAAGATAGATGTAATCTACCTTGTTCAGACCAGATGACTTGATCAGCCGTCATAGCCTCTTCAGCACCTACTTGAGCAAGAAAACCCGAGATAGTTCTCGGTCCGAAAACTTCAGCCTCTTTTTCCATTAGGTCTGGTACATATTGTTGACCCCATCCATTTGTGGATGAAAGGTCTAAGTAGTTTGTAGACAGTGCCGCTTGTTGTGGAGCAGGTACTGTATTCAAACTATTTCCACCTATAATTGCCATAATTTAAATTTTTTTAAGTATTATTTTTTCTTTTTAATTTTAAATTTGAAATCATTAGCAGTTTCACCTAACACTCTATACTTAACACCACCAACTTCTGTTTCGCCGTGAGTTTTTCTAGGATCTAGGTTTATATTTTTATCCTTAGCAATTCTTGCTTTTGTAGCATCTGCTTTACCTTGTTCATAAAAATGACTAGCAATAGCATCCGCATTCATAGCTGTAAATAAAGACTTGTGATAACCTTTTGCGTCCTCAATAGTATCTTTGTTTTCACCAACAAATTTGTTGACAAAATTATTAAGATCGCTTTGTGTCTCCTTAACTTTATTTATGTCTTTAACATTAAACCTAAATTTTTTGTCTCCAACTTGATAATCAAAACCTTTGAAATCTTTATTGAAAACATTTTCAGTTCTTTGTCTAAACTTCTTTTTATTTGCTTCAGTTACTTTATTCTGCTTTTGAGTTTCCTTGTTGTATCTATTAAAGAAATCAATAGCTTTCTGCTGCTCACCAGTGAGCTTACTTCCAGCTTTAATATCTTCATAGTATTTAGACTTTTGCCTGTCTAAGTGGGCTTTAGCCTCGGCAACTTGCTCTTTGAGGGCTATTTTCTTTCTTCGTACAGCTTTTTCATCGTCAACCTCTTCATCTACACCAAAGCTTTCTTCTAACATGAAATTTCTTTCTTCTGCTGATAAGTGAGGTTTTGTTGTACGGTAGTATTCGTCTAGTATATCAGAGTCGTCCATTTTGGAAACGTCTCTATTTAAATTAACGTAGTCACTTAGATCACCACCAGTTTCGTCCATAAACTTAATTAGCTTTTCTACTTTCTCTGGTAATGGTTTCCCTGTTGTTTCTGCTTCTGTTACAGCTTCCTCAACCTCTTCTATTAACTCCTCCTCTGTAATCTCTTGAAGTACGGGTTGTTCTTCTTTTTGCTCTTCAACAACCTCTTCTTTTTCAACCTTGGGTTCTTCATTAACTACGACCACTTCTTCTTCGACGGGTTTTTCTTCTACCTTTTCGTCTACTGTTTGTGGTTTAGATAAATCCACTTTGTAAACACCATCATCTGGTTTTACTTTAACTTTTGTTATATTTTCTTTTTCAACAACTTTTTTAGTTGCCTCTTTAGTTTCTTCTGCCATAATAAAATTTTATAAAATATTAAATATTAACGAGGACCGAACTTTCCAATACCTGCTCCTCCCGTAACTATATCATTACCTGAAGATTCAAATTTATTAAACGTTTCACCCCTCTTTCTTTGAGCCGCCATGTCCTTTTGGTGCATGGCTTGTCTATCTACTCTTTGATCTTTTCTATTTTCACGCTCAGCCTCTATCATACTTTTTGTACTATTTTCCATACCTTTTAGTTTAGAATTTAATTCAAATTCATAAGCCATTAATTCTTTTTTAACTTGAGCCTCTTCTTGTAGATATTTTATTTTTAAATTATTTTTTGTTTCCTCCAACTGTGTTTCAGCTTGAGTTCTAGATTGATTTTTTTGTATTTCAGCTTGCGCTGCAACTTGTTGAGTTTCTTGATTAGCTCTAGCTTGATCTTGTATATTTTGCTGTGCTATTTTTTGATCTCTTTCTTGTTTCTTTTTTCTTTTAACCTTTAACAGTTGGTTAGCTAGTTTTATATTTCTAACTTCCCTAAGATCTATAGCATCGTCTAAATCAATTGACTGTTGTGCTAAAGCTGCTTGAATGTTATTTTCAAGTATTGCCTTTTCTTCTTCATCTGGCAACAATTCTATAAATATACCAAAGTCATAAAGATGTAAATCCTTTAACTCTTTTAATGTTGCTACGTTATGTGCACCTATAGCGTTCATAAAAGCATTAGCTGTGGGTGAATATTCTATTATATCAGATATTCTAAGAGCTAAACACTCGGCTGTTTCAGCTGTTAAATATAACATCGATTGTAGTATATGTCTTGTAGCTGTGTTAGAGTTTGCTGCAGCTAGTTTTTGAACACCAACTAAAGCATTTTTATCTGGTACACTACCATCTCTAGCTTCGTTTAACCCGGTTACATCTCTTATCATTTGTAGATAATAATTGTAAGTTGTAATTAAACTTTGTATTTTATTTCCACCAGCACCATTTTGAATTTGCTGAATTGGTACTTTAGCGGGATTCATATCACCCTCTGACGTGAAACTTCTACCTATAACAGAACCAGTTTGAAAGAACATGTTTAAAGCCTCTTGTGGATTATAGTTTGTCCCATTACCAAGATCAATTTCTGCTAGACCATCAGCATCTAAAAATACACCATCAGGCACCATTCGGGCCATTACTTGTTGTAGTTTCAAATGAGTTAGTTGTATCATGTCAGCAAAACCAGTTATTCTACTAACTGTAGATTCTATTTTACCTCTGTACATTCTAGGTGCAACTATTTGGTAGTTCATTTTAACTCTACTAAAATCAGAGTCTGACCTCATCATATTTGGACACATTCTCCATCTTAATAGTTTGTCCGCCCCAAGTATATATACACCTTCGTAAAGCGATTCTATTACTCTTTCTAGTCTACTAAAATCACCATCCATGTTTTCCACAGGTGGATTAAACGTATCATCTTTTTGAATAACCTTCTCTGCACCACTACCTAATGTTTTTAATTTGTAAACATCATTACTATGAGTTTTAAAATTAAAATACAACACATGAACTTTATTTTTATCTCTATTGTTAGATCTGTATGTTATTGGATCTTTAGATTTTTTAGTAATTTCATCAATTTCTTTTTCACCTAAATCTGGAAACTCTTTCACCAACTCGTTTATTGGTATTTCTTTTACTTCACCAACATAATATATATCATCAAAATATGGTGACTCAGTGTAAGAGTATACTAAGTTAGCTGGATCAACATATTTAACCTTAGCACCATCGCTATAATTAAACGTAGTTTTAGTAGCGCCAATACCAAGTGTTGTTAAATCATACAAGCATCTTCTTCTTATAAGATCATAGTCGCTACCCTCCATTAATACATTTATAGCCTGTTCCTCAGCTAACTCAACTGCTTGCTTGTAATTAAGTTGCATATGAAGTGCAAGCTCTTCTTCTGAATCAGGTAGAGTGTCTTTTTCGTTTTCGTATAAATCTATATCAAAATTTATTTTAGCCAAGTCGTTATATTCTCTACTCTGCATATCTCTTATCATAGACTCCATGTACTCAGTTCGCTTACTAACTCCGAATTGATCTTGTGAAAAACAATTAACCTCATAAGATCTTTGAGCCATACCGTTAACAACTATATCAACAAATTTTGGAATTATTGGAACCGGAGTCCAATCTAAATTTAAATAAGATAAATCACCATTAATTGATAATTCATTTTTATACTTTTTAATATCCTGCTCTCCTCTAGAGTATAATCTTAACTTATGAAAATTATTAAGATTGTTTCTAAATTTAGATGCATTTTCAGCGAACCACTCGTGCTTAATAGCTCTAGCTATTTTTAAACCGTAGTCTTCACTTATTTTTTCTAAATCACTAACCGCTTGAGACGGAAAATTTACAACAGACTCTGTCATACTTTATTTTTTATTATTGTTGATTGAAATCCTTTATTACTATATCTTGATATGTTTAGGTTTAAAGATGGTTTTTCAACTTTTGGATTTGGTCTATATAAGTGTCTATTACAAGCCATTATTGCTAATCCAGAACTTATTGATGCATCATGCTTTGTTCTTTTGTTTATATCAAATCTAGCCCAGTCATTGAGTGTTTCATTAAAGTAAACATTACCATAAGTACCATCACCCAATAATCCAACATGATCGTTTATATACGCCTCTATCGCAGCAGCATGTGCTTGTTTTATATCTTCACTAGAGTTTGGTATTCCACCAACTTCCTTTTCTGCTACAGAGAGTTTATTCCAAATCTTATCAGGTCTATTCATACTAAAACCCCTATAACCTCTTCTACGTAAATAGTATAATAATCTTGGTTTATTATTTTCTGCAAGTAGTGGCATTCCATAGAATACTAGTGC